ATGGGATAGATTAGGCAATTGTTTATAACCTTTGCTATACAAGAATTTGGCTACTAATTCAATCTTTTCACGGTTACTGAAACCTCTGTCCTTACACATGTTAGTTATACAGACATTCGCCTTGCTGGTAGGTTTCTTTTCAACTGGTGGCATATATTCACATTTACCATAAGCGTGCGTTCTTGGATAACCAACAGCTTCACCTAAATACTCACCTGTGATACAATCAAATTCACCACTTATTAAACTATCTGCTATTTCGCCCATAATAATCTATATTTAATGTTTCGCATTCAATCTATCTTCACTCGTATAAGCCACTACAAGCCCAGTTTCATCGTGCTATATGGTGATGTACTTTTCACCCCTCTCTATAGTAGAGAAGTCATACATGGTACATAACTTGCCTAATATTTTTCCCAATTGTCTCATCAGTGGGGCTTCGGGACTGATAACTAAAACTAAATCTGCTTTCATAATAATTTACTTTACTATTATATTAATAGGTCTCTTAGCGAACCAATAGCAATCCCAATCTAAGTAAACACATCTACCAAATTCGTTAGGATCACAGAATCCCAATATCTCGAACGGTCCAACTATACAGCCGTAGCCATTAACAACATCAACGACCTGTCCTTTTACCATATCTTTATCTGTATTAGGCATCACGTCTGAAAGGTTATCATAGACTTTCAACTGTTGTGCATTAACCATATTTTCAAAATCTGCTTTATGGGATCGTCTCATAATCGTGTATATTGTGGTAGCCCGAAGGCTACCGGATTAATAACCTCTTTGTTTGAAATAATCTTCGGATATATTTAACTCTAATATTCGATGCTCGTTAATTCTAAGATAACCTTTTGAAACAAGGCTCTCTTTTGCCTGCTCAGTACGTTCACCTTGTTTTAATTCATTCGTGTTGCCTGTAATGATAGCAAGCAACAATTCTGCCTCTGTATTATTTAATATCATACTTGTATTTGTTATGCAAGGCTTTCGCCCTGCTGGTTAAACTTATAATATTTGAATCTCTTTGTTACCTATCTCTGTATCTACGTTCAGAACTTCATACTTTTGAGCCTTGTAGTTGTAAACGACCTCACAAGTATTAAAACCTCTGCCATCTTCTCTTTGGTCATAAACAGTGTCTATGTGCTCATACATCTTATTGCCTAACATGAAGTTTACCTTACCTGATGTACAGAAGTAGAATGCTACTGCGTACTTCAATGTTTTCTTTTCATCAATCTTCTTTGTTGCCATAATCGTATATCTTTTAATTGTTATTACTTCGTTTCTGATGATGCAAATGTAAAACTATATATTTACTTATCAAAGAAAAAGTCTACTTTATTTTGACTTTAACCTTTATTAGTACATATATAGTTTTACTTTTGCGCATAAAGAGTATCTTTGCTTTTAAAACAAATAGACATGGAACTAAGAATTAAAGAGGTAATAAGAGAACAGGGATTTACAGTTCAGTCTGTAGCAGATAAGATTGGAAAATCAAAACAATCACTACACGGAATCATCGAAAAAGGGAACCCGACAATAAACACATTATCAGATATTGCCGATGCAATCAACGTTCCTATAAGTAAACTATATGAAGAAGCGATCGGAGAAGGCGAACTCACCGCCCTCATCCAGCACAAAGGAGACTTCTACAAAGCTACCACAATAGAGGAACTTGAGAAAATTGTGGCTGAAATCAAAGAAAAAGCCGATTAAAGTTTCCTAAATTAGAAACATTCATTATCTTTGTAATGTTAAACGACAGTAGAATGGAGCAGAAACCAAGATTTCAAGTAGTCTATATGCAAGAAGCGATAGAGTTTCTACAATCCCTTAACGAGAAAGTAAGAGACAAAATAGCTTATAACATTGGCAAAAGTATGCTTGTCTTAGATAAGGAACTTTTCAAGAAATTAGGTGATACGGGTATATGGGAATTTAGAACCATCTATAACGGAATGGCATACAGATTGCTTGCGTTTTGGGACACTGACACCGATGCTTTGGTGGTAGCCACTCATGGATTTACGAAGAAAAGTCAAAAGACACCACCAAAAGAAATAGCAAAAGCTCAAGAAATAAGAAAAGAATATTTTAACTCTAAAAATAAATAGTCATGGCTGAATTAAAGTTATATACCCACGAAGAAATGCTGGATGCCATAGTAGGGACTAAAGGAACTCCAAGACGGGATAAATACGAGGCAGATATAAATAACTTCCTCATTGGAGAAGCTATCAAAAAGGCCAGAGAATCAAAAAAACTTACACAGGAGCAACTGGGAGAACTCATGGGAGTTCAGAAAGCCCAAATATCCAAAATAGAAAGTGGGAAAAGCGTTACATTTTCAACAATAGTAAGGGCTTTTAAAGCAATGGGAGTAAAATCCGCTAATCTTGAATTAGGTTCTTTGGGAAAGGTAGCTCTTTGGTAAAAAATAGAAATAATGTAAAATAAATAATCGGAGTATTAAATTTCGACTGTTTACCAATATGGCAACTTTTCGCATCACTCGCAGAGGTAAAAGAGAATAGTAATACTATCACCTGCCTCCACATGGAGATAAAATACATTTTGATGGAGAACCACGTATGCCAGAACATAAGAATATATGAGGGAAGGAATACTACGAATAAAAAGGCGCACCCAAACGATGCGCCCATTTTTGTCAATTAGTTCTTGATTTTATATCAGAGCCTCACGGCTGAAATATCAGAATCTGACAGCTTCCATTCTTTTAAGAATGTCATTGTACCTCGATTGTATAATAGCTTTTTGTCTTTCGGAAGCAGTGACAATCTTTCCTTTGTATTTTCGCATAACCGAACCGTTTATGCCTATAACCTCTGCGAACTTGCTCGCGTTTATGAACGGAAACGCCTCGAAGAAACCGCTAATGTCATACACATACTCCACGTTATAACCTGAACGATGCCAGGCAGGATATTCTCCGTGTTCGTCGTTGTAGTATTCAGCCTGTTCTTCCAATATAGATAGAAAATCTTCTTTGGCTTCCTGTTCCGTAAGCCCGAAGCCATACGCGCCATTCACATCTTCCGAATAAATAGAAATTCCTCCATCATTCGCCTTTTCGATAATCGCCTTAATCTTCTTCATAATCGTGCATTTTAAATTCGTCAATTAAAGCACCCACTTCGGTGGGTGCAGTCCTTTTACTTCTTTAACCCTGCCTTTTTCATCATCTCCATATAGATAAAGTCAACATCCTGACGGAAATACTTATACAACTGATAAGAAAACACCAAGCTATTTCGATTGTCTGATATGGCCGTCTGAGCATTTATCCCCAAAACCTCCCCTAACTTGTTACGCAATCCATTCTTCATCTTTCCACCAGCAAGGGTGCTTGGAGAATACAAAAACAATATGATAAAGATAAATTTCTTTCTCTGGGTAACATTCCCTACCCTAAACATTTCCTTTTGAGAAATAATTTCTTGGAACCACCCATATAACGTTCCTATCATGTCAAGGTCAGTCAATGTAGGTTCTGTTAGTTCTTTCTCTCTTTCTGACAACTTGGATTTCTGCTCTCTAATAGATTTTATTTCCGCAATTTCTGAAAACATGGCACGATTATTTTAAAGTAAATAGTATATTTGCACTATTCAAAATCGTGTGGAGAGGTGATGTTACTGGTGGTTCGGGGCGTTACCTCTTTGTTTTTAGAATGGCAGGTCGTCTTTTGGTAGATCGGATTGATAGGCTTCTGGTAGTGGGCCAGCCTCTTGTTGAGAAGGTCTACCTCCTAATAATTCCAACTTATCAACAAAGATTTCCGTCACATATCGTTTTGCTCCTGTTTTATCTTCATATTGTCGAGTCTTGATCTTACCCTCGACATAAATCTGAGAACCTTTCCTAACATACTTTTCTACAACCTCGGCCAGACCTTTCCAAAAGACAAGGCTATGCCATTCAGTACGATCCGGAACCTGAGTCCCGTTTTGAAGGGTATAGCCCTTCTCCGTGGTAGCAAGCGATAGATTGGCGACCTTTGTCCCGGCAACATCTTTCACTTCCGGGTCTTTACCGGTATGACCGAGAAGGATTACTTTATTTACACTCATGATTATACTATTTGATTATATTTTTCTGCTATTCCCCGAATTTATCAGGATCCAGCAATTTCGTTACAAATACATTAAAAGCCACTGTAGCTCTTTTAGAATTATCACACTGACCTCTTGTGTTGCCTGTTACAGATCCGTGAGCTATTCCGGCTCAGTTCTTCCGTGAACTGAGCTATTTTGCCAATTCAAATTCGTACACCCAGACCCAGGGGTTCCGATCCCAGATACCCTTACCGGAAATTTTGTCTATGAGGACGGCAAAAGCTTCACGAGGGGAAGGGTATAAACCAATATGCTTGTTACTACTTGCTCCGAGAAAGGAATATGCAATACCGCCGTTACCGTTTGCAGAACAAAGCTTGTAGATTCCTTCTTTCAAACAATCTTGGTCCGATATATCCTGTAACCGCTGTATTCTAACGTTAGTCAATACAACTTGATGTGGCATCAAATCGGCTCTAACAAACATCTTGTTATTATAGCCTTCTGATGTTGTTATGATACTTGAAATATATCCGTCAGACTTACTTCTAAAGCCATCTGGCAAATAATCAAGAATATCCTTATATGCCTGTGCTATTGCTATAATTTCACTTTCTTTTTTGTATCGAGGTTTAATCCATTCTGTATATTCATTTGGAGTGTCTTTATTTATCCAGCGGTATGCAAGCCACAACGGAGAATCTTCCCCATCACTGGCGAACACAGGAAAGGCAATTACACTATGTTTATAAGGTGGCTGAATTGAACAAATCCTTCTTGTCATAGTCTTTCGACCATCCAACACGGCTTGAGTTAAGCCATATTTATCTGAGAACGATATCTTCTTCATGTCAATCTCCTTTCTCTTTAATCCGTTTTAGTACATCCTTGTTGGCTTCGATTATCTCATCGAAAGAGGGGATGGACATCCACATATCACAAGTGTAATCACCATAATCTTCAAATTCAAAATCCGGCGATGTTGACACTTGTGGTTGACATCCTGGAATTGGATTGATGAATCCACTCACAATGGCTCCGTTTGATACCATTCTACAAAGAACAAGTTCGTTTTCTTTGGGTAACCGCTCCTCAACGCTTATCCACGGTGCTTGCTTTGCCTGCCATTCCGCACCGGCGATAAAACTATCAATACAATATTGCTGAATTTGCTCTGTATCTCTTTTCCATTTAAAACTATCATTATAATCTTTTGCGGCTTCTTCTACTGTCTGTTTCATTTTAAATCTCCTTTCTGAAATTCTGGATTATCAAAAACATTTCCAATAATGCTCCCTTGGCACACCTCTGAATCTAACAAATCGCACGGATTGACCCCATCCAAGGATATACACCATCCTGTATGTTCGTACAAGTCGATTACTTTTGGAAACTCATTTTTTTCTTCATGTCTCCATGTTGAGAATATAACGGCATAAATACGTCTGCTTGGGGCTTTTATTAAATCTCCTTCGTAAATATCCTTGCCGTTCTTGTCTTTTAAACCTGTAAACTGCCCTACAGTATCAGGGATGATACCAACCCATTTACTGGGATTGATCTCAAAAAAGACTTCGCTCATTTTCCTTTTAATGGTTCCATGGGAAATGGTCATACTTTCCACCCATTCCCCTCCATTGACTCTCTTCCCTCTAAATTTAATATCACGCATTTGAGTCTCCTTTCTTTCTAAAAAATTCACACTTCTTCCCAGGCGTTTCGTCCGGTTCCGTCTTCTTAACTTCTGCCTCGGCTGCGTATAGAGCGCATTTAAACCGATCCGGACAGGTGTTGCCATAGCATTTTATTTGATGTTTCATGATTTAATGGAATAATGTTTTTTCTATTTCGTAATTGTAAACCAATATCTCGGTTCGTTTCTCTACTCTCTGCCCACGACCAAGATGATTAACCTTGAGGTCTAACTCTACAGTTCGGAAATTCCAACCAAATTTCAAGATGAAGTAACGGAGTGTCTGACACCAGTAGTTTGATAAGATAAATTTTCCTTTGATAGTAGAAAGCTGCTGGAGGAGATTAAACAGGTCAGTATGAGTATATCCGGAATAATGTTGCTGTACGCATCCCGGATAGGGTGGATCAAGATAGAAAAAGGTGTTTTCTGAATCTCTTTCCTTGATTACACGCAAAGCGTCCCTGCAGGAAATCTGCACCTGGTCCAACCGATCACGTAACTGTTCTCCAAACTCAATCCGTTTGTTCTTTATAAATACTCCTGAATGCGATCCAGAAGTACCATTACACCATTTCCAACCACCGTGCATTGAACCGGCAAAGGATCCGTTCGTTATCATCCAGACCGCCCATGCTTTTTCTATGTTGGATGCTTCACACCGGCCGTTCCAAACATCCTTTGCGTAGTAGTACATCTTTTCGCAATGCAAAGTAGATTGTATCTTTTCTTGCAGTTCAGGAAAACTGTTTTGCGCTGCCAGGTAGAAATTTATCAACATATTGTTGTGATCGTTGATCACTTCTATTCCAGCTTTTGGTTTCCGGAAGAAAACAGCCCCGCCGCCGAAGAATGGCTCACAATACAACTTATGCGCTGGCATCATAGAAATAATGGTATCGGCCATTCGTTGCTTGCCACCGTAATATGTAATCGGAGTTCTCATACAAACAACCTTTTCTGCACTTCGCTTAATAACTTATTCGCATCAGCAAAGAAGTTTTTCTTTATCTCAAATCCATAAGTCCTACGGTCGCATTGATCGGAGGCAAGCAGGGTACTACCACTTCCAGCACACGGATCGATAACAACATCGCCTTTGTCCGTAAATATTTCTATCAATCTACGAAGAAGCGGTACAGGCTTTTGTGTGGGATGAATTTTCGGGGTTTCGTTATCTCTTACCCAGTCTATACAATTAAATATCATCCTTCCATCATTATTGAACTTGGGAAGCTTATTACGATATAGCAAAAGGCCATATTCGCAATTCATGACAACCTTCATGTTTGCTTTCAGTACTTGGGCTGAATAATCTTTACGAAATACAAGCGGGATATAATTGTTTAGCCCGTAACGCTTTCCAAGTTCAATATACCGGAACTGATCTTCAAACTCACAGAATAGTATCATACATGGGGCTTTGCCTTTTTCTTTTGGTTCCTTTATAAGCATCTGGGAACAGAAGTGCATAAATTCCGCAGGCCGAAAGTCCTTATCTGTATCAAAAAATTCTTTCCCAGCTTTATTGCTCTCGCCATTCTTATTATCGCCATCAACATACCAAGAAGGATTAGAGGCATATGCTTTATTTCCTAAATTGTATGGAACATCTGCAATAATTAGCTGGGCTTTAGGAATTCCATAAACTTTATAATTCTGGAAATGGTCGTTGAATAATTCTATATTTTTCATGCTGCAATTGATTTTAATTCAATTAATTTTCTCGCCAAAGCCTCACATAACGCTTTAGCCATACCTACCTCGACCGCGTTCCCGATATATTTCTTTTGCTCGGCTTGCGTGCCGATCAATCTGTAGTTCTCCGGGAATCCCATGATGCGTTTCAACTCTGGAATCTTCAACATCCTCATTAGGATATCCACTATCTGATACATGGCCATGAACTCCTTTATCTTTTTCACAATAGGGATATCATCCTCGTATATCTCGATAATGATATTGCCATCAGAGTCTATCTTGACAAATGGTGGCAAGTTTTCCGAAATACTGGATGCGTTCACCAAATAAGGAGGCATCTTATCCATTCGTGCTATCAGGGTGAAACAAGGCTTATCCACCGATCCACCAGCAGAGGCAAACTGTGGGTTCATCAGATAATGCCATTCTCGGTTAGCCGTTATTACCGGAGCCGGCTCATTGACTCCACTACCGACATTACTGAAATTGGTATTCATTACCCACGGACAACTTACCAAGTTATATTTAGGATTAGCCGTTATCGCTCCGAGAGGGCGATCCGTTCCGGCCGGCTTACTTTGTCCGAATTGCTGATCCATAAACTGGCATGAGATTAGCCGTTGTTTCGGGTTCGCTAATATGGCCGGAGCAGGATGATAGATATCCGAATGCTGGCCACCACCGGAATAATAGTTCATAATGAACGGGGTTACAAGCGATAACCGATCCTTCGTCAGTAATGTCGGGCACGGAGCCTGTATATCTTTGGCTGTATCATTAAAACTGTACGAACAAAGAAATTTAGGTGATACATAATTGAATCTGTCCTTTGTCGGCACTGTTGGACATGGGCTATCAACTTTACTCACATTATCACCGTTACCGTAGTAGGCAGTGAGGAACTTTGTACTTACCAGAGAGTGATTGTCCTTGCATTTGATTGTATGTGCCGGACCCGTGATTGGGATATTTTTACTATCCGGATGACCACTGAAGTACTTTGAGAGGAATTGCGTTTGAACAACACCTAACCTTCCCTGGCAGCTAACCACTGGACAAGGCTCATCCATGCTTGGTGGAATGTGTTTGCCTGTTTTCCCGTTAATAGAATTGTATTTTAGCATCCATTTATCCTTGCCTCCTGCTACGTGACGGATAAGACCGGCATAAACCCTCTCAAACGTCTTGGGTGAAAGAGGTTTCTTTCTCATGAAAATACTTGTGCCTTCGTCTTCCAGATCCAGAACATCCTTAACTGGCTTCCATTTCTGCAACTCGCCGAATAGGGTTGTAGCCCCTTCCTTGCAATGAGTCGGCTCCGGCCAGACGATCGGCATATTCTTTTTAGCGAACTGACCGAAGAACCTTTTCCTGGAAGTGTACGCCCCGAAGTCGGCAGCGTTCAATATCCGATGGTCAAACCGATATCCATACTTCTTGACAGCGTTCACCCAGCGAAGGTAAAGACGGCCCTTGTCTTTCGATACCGGCTTCCCATTCTCGTCTAAATCTCCCCAACACATAAACTCTTCAACATTTTCAATCTGTATCAGATCGGGATTGATATCATCTATGTACCGAAAGAGATGCTCCGCCAGTGTCCGGCTATCGGCGTCACGCGCCTGGCCTCCCTTTGCCTTACTGAAGTTCGTGCATTCCAGACTGGCCCAGAGAACAATCTTTGCATTGGGATTTCTGAACCGAATCTTCTTAACCAGATTCACGATCGGCGATAAGTCTAATGTTCGCATATCCTCTGTGAAATGTAGTGCATACGGATGATTTGCCATGTGGCTGGCTATCGCGTTCTTATCGTGGTTTACGCAGGCAATAACTTTTGCAACCGAATGACTGTTGACTCTGGCAAGTTCTACACCGGTAGATGTTCCGCCTGCCCCGCAGAACAGATCAATGTAGTAGAGGTCTATATCATCCGTCTTGTTCAATTCTGATAGGTGATGCAAGAGAGTGATCGTTTTAAAGAGGGATTCGGTGTGTGTCATTTACTCTCCTTCCTGCAAGGGCAGACCTTGCACTGGTTATTGATATGAGTCCGATCCTTTTCAGACCGGAATAAAAAAGGGCATCCGAATTGTTTATCGAGTGCCCCGAAGAAACCGCAATTGTCCGTTTTTCTGAATGTCTTTTGAAAAATCAGGTTGGGAAGTTTTATGGCTTCCTCGGTCTGTTCTTTGGATAGTAGGTGAAAATACATGCTATTTTATTGTTCCTTTTCGTTTCTTGTACTCTAAATATTCTGCATAAGTAATGCCGGCAGTTCCCTTTGCTTCAACACTTGGCTTAAACGCATCAGCAGCTCTTATGGCTACGTTTTGCGCCTGCGTACTCCTATGGATGTCATATTTTATCAACCAATTCATAATAACCTCCCCATCTATACGGCCAAAGACTTGTCCGAAATAACCTTTCTTGGCCATTTTGAAAAAGAGCTTGAAATCTTCCGGTTTATAATATGGGTATTCTTCCCGGATAAGGTCTATAGTGTCTTTTATCTGGAAGGGGTCCATTGTCCCATTCGTTGAATAAAAGTTCACAAACTGCTCGAACCATGTGTACATCAAAGAGTTTATAAAAATGTCGTCATAGTTCTTCCACAGTTCTGATATTGAAGGAGAAACCGCATTGAATACGTCAATCGCCGTCTTTGGATTTATACTGTTCCAGTACGGCTCTGGCGAATTGGCCCACAGTTTCACGGCTTGCGGCTTTGTTTCCGGCAGACTTGGCAGAAGATCCAAATCCGACCTTTGGTATCGTACTACTTGATTTTCCATTGAATTTTTCTTTATTAGCCCATGTTGCAAGTCTTTTGGCGACTTCCCATGTTTTATTCGTTTCAAATCTCATCTTAGTTTCTGACTTATTCAGTTCAGACCAGTAATCGAAGAAAGCCCGGATCATTTCCTTCCCGTATCGCTCCACATAAGGAATCAGAGAATTATAAAAATCATCCCTTCGTTTGAGCGTAGCGGCTTTAGCCGCGGCAAGTTTCTTAGCTTGTTCGGCTTTCTTTGCCTCTACGTTAGTAGAGGTTTCTTTAGGTTTACTATTCTTTACTTCTTCTCTAATCTCTTCTTGCGATTGAGAGGCGATCGGGTGGCTATCGGGTGGCGATTGGGTGGAGAAAGAATTATTATCGGGTGGCGATTCAAGTATAGACTGGCTTGAATCATTTTTCCATCTCTTTTCATTTCCTCGTTTACCGGCATCAGAAAGTTTTGCTCTTTTTTCGTCCAATGGTTTCATACGTGTATTTAGAGCTTCGGAGTAGAAACACTCACCCTTATTGGTGAAGGCAAATAACCCGAAGTCATTTATTACACTTTTTAGAATCGCAGCATCAGCACGTAGATCAAAAGCTAAAACATTATAATCGGCTTTCAGAGTATAATTTTTGCTCTCTCTTAATTTTTCTATCAATGCCCAATATAGCCCATACCCTTCCCATTTATGCTTTATGCGTAAAGCGATAATTTTATCATCGCTCCTTGCATCACTGTCATGTGGAAAGTAGTTTTTCATTTTCTCTATTTTAAATAAATAGCCTTTGAATTTAGCGTCTTTGTAATCCCAATTTTACCAGAAATATAAAGGTCATTGAGTTCTTTCCTTGCCTCGGCATGAATGGTATTCATTAACTCCACTTCCGGCACATGATCCGGCATAATCTTTTCCAGTCGTCTCTTTTTCTGAAGACGAGCAATTATACTTATTATGTCCATATCAAAAATATACGTTAGTCAATTGCTTACTTTTTGAGTACACAGCCCATTTACCATTACCTCCATCAACCAGCTTTAGGTCTTTCACCTCACCAAATCGCTTGATATTACCACATAGGTCAACAATCCAACCTGATTCTTTAGACGGGTGCGGACGAATTGCCCGACCGACTATCTGATACCACATAGCAAGCGACATCGTAGGACGTGCCATGACAACCGTATCAAGTTCAGGATAATCAAAACCGGTGGTTAATACTCCGACATTAGCGACAACCGGTATCCGTCCAGACTTGAACGCATCCAATATCTGTTCACGTTCTTTCTTTGGAGTTTCGCCCGAAACGATAGCACAACCAGGTATCGACCAAGTTAATTGTTCTGCTTCTTTCAAAAAACGGGTAAAGACTAAAATACCTTTCCGCTTACCGCCTTGTTTGGGGTTAAGTAGACGTTGAACTATATGAACGATATAACCATAAAAGTCTATCCGCTCATATTCTCTTTGTACTGATTTATCGGTATAGTCAGCGCCGGTAGTGTTCACTTTCAAGTTTAGCTCGTTCCACTCTATCGGATTCATTGGATAGTAGTTTAGCTTTGCCAGATAACCCATATCCAATAAAGTAGATACTTGTACATGATAAATAACCTCCTTGAATACAGCCGGACGTGTTCGGGTAATAAATTTCAGCATAGAACCAAACCCTTGCGAACTACTTAATCGATATGGTGTTGCCGTTAAACCAAGAACCTTGCATTTGAGAAGTTCTAAGAATTTCTTATACATCCCTTCTTTTGGATTTACCAAATGGCACTCATCTATAATGATAGACTGGAAATGAGAAAACAAATCCGGATGATTTATTACACTACCGATCGTGGCGAATGTGATCCTTGATATTTCTTTTCTTCCAAAAGAAGCTGAATATATCGAACAATCTAAGATGCCGTAAGAACATAGCTTCTTGAAATTTTGCTCGAGTATTTCCTTGCTGGGCTGAAACACTAAGGTGTGCCCGTCAAGCCTTGCAGCGATGTCGGCTATAATAAGTGACTTCCCTGATCCTGTAGGAAGAACCATGATAGCATTCGTCTTCTTCGCCTTGTTGTTAAAGAAGGAAACAGCTGCATCAGAGGCTTTCTGTTGATAATCTCGCAATACATAACTCATAATCCTCTCTCCTTTTTAAGCTTCTTATTAAGCACCTTGTAATACTTGATTAATTGCTCGTACTCAAAATCGGTAAACTTCCGGCTAATACCCTGCTTTGCTTCGAGTAGGACAACTCTCTGTTCACCATACTTGGCAATCAATCCTTTGCGGTAATTCTGAATATTACCCTCCATGAAGCGGTTACAGTGCCGACATTGAGCGTTACAGTTCATTTCATCGAAACGGGTACTCATATGCTGTCGATTTATGTAATGCCCGTTATCGGCCTGCTCAAACGGCTTTATCTGACCACAAGAGATACATTTAAAATATCCGTTTAGCATAGCATCGCGAAGCCGGATGAACAAGGAAAACTCTTTATCGAGTTTCGCTTTCAGATCCGGCTTCTTCTTTACTGTTACCCCTGCTTTATCAAACAAGGGTAAAGGCTTATCTTTCTTTTTAGCCTTAGTTCGTTTTATGTAATACATAATCAGTCGAAATTATAGTTATCAAAATCATCCGGTTCATAATCCGGTTCCCGTCCAAAGTCCATTACCATCGCCGATTTCGCTTTTGATTTATCAAACATAGGCTTATCCAGATAAGAGCCATGATACCGAGAATGGCGGCGACTATTGATAAAGCCTCTGACCAACTGTTTAAAGATTCTATATTCATGGTGATAAAATTTTGTTCAGTAAAAAGCCCCGGAGCAAATTCCCCGGGGCACTAACATCATTGCCAACGTACCGATGGCTGCGTACCGATAAAATTTGCTCTGCAGAGCTAAAGCCACTTTCGCATCACTTCGCTTGGGTTTGTGGACGGTACCGGTATCGAACCGATCTCTTTACATCGTGCGCACTCTGTAACGTTTCATCCCAGAACACTGACCGCCCGTATGCCGGGACTTTCACCCGGCTATTCGCGATTATTACACATAAACTCCTGTCTCACGACTGTAACTGTTCCCGGATAGCCAACCAAAGCACACCGGGATAAACCTATTTGCTAGAATAAGCCATCGAAAATTCACGGGGTATAAACCGGCCTACCGATATAGGCTTTGCAGCCTCAATCATTGTATGAATCTCCTTTTTCTCGAACGGATTTCCCTTTTCTTTGGCTTCTTGTTCATGTTCATCCTGCTTCTTTTTGAGATAAGAAGTAATCAACATCATTGCCCGGTCAACATTGTAAGTGTGGACAACAAATGTCGCTGAACGTTCATCCTCGTCAAATAGAATTTTTGTTTCTATCTGGTAAAACTTCCGATCACAATTCTTCGGTTCTTCCTCTTCATCAACGTCCGGCTTGTCATCAGGATCATTATCGGGAAAATCCAAAGGCAAAGTATCGATCTTCTTTTCTTTTAATGTGTCAGTAAGGATTACACAGGAATCAAACTCTTTAACCATGTTAATAATGAAGCCTGCCGTAAAGTTCAGTTCAATATAATCCTTTAAGAGAAGAAGTGCAGAATCTACACTGGTTGCATAAAACAGGAATTTACACTTTTTGCTATCAATAGTGGCCTGAGCGATATAAGGCTGTAAGTAGTCATTTACCAGCTCAACAGCCAAACGTTTTTGATTACTTACCTCAATATCCTTTGTTATATCACCAGACTTATAACAGAATCGGATTTGAGCAAGAACATCCTGATCTATCAATGTTCCTCTCTGAAACAGTAATTCATTACGCTCAATTGATACAACCTCGCTAGTATCTTCATCAATAAAGTCCTCTGTCCATGTTTTTAGGACTCGTTGAGCAAGGTATTTATTGAGCATCTTTTGGGGATCAGATGTAAAATACCTTATTTCGTTATTCTTTGTCTCTATCATGCTATACCGGTTTAATAGATTCCTCACTATGAATAATCATCCCCTTCTTAGAGACTTCTCCCTTAGCGGTTATAGGGAACGTTTTCAAACATCCCCAATCAGCAGACATTTCTACGCCTACACACTCTTTATCATTAAAATAAAAATGCTGGCCTTCTTTGAGATTATGCGTCTCGTAAAAGTCAGCGATCATTTCTTCTCCTATCTGCTGTCGCAGATCCCTAATCTCCTGTTGTTTTTGGAAGATCAGAGCTTTCATTTGTTCGATTTTCTCTTTTCGTGTCATATAAATTCTTGATTGCGTTGAATTTCTTGTTGTATATGGATTAAGAATTGATTCTCATTCGGCGCAGGTAAATAAATACCGGCTTGAGCTGAAGAATAATTCCTAAACCTCTCTATTGCGGTTGTCATTTCGCCTGTAGTAAGCTCGGAACTGCTTCGCATATAGGTGATCTCATACCCTTTCTTGTTTGCTTTCTTTCGCTCGAACAGATCACGGTTACAAATCTTTTTAAAGTAATCGAGTTTGACTTCATCCAGGCTATACCCAGTCTCACAAGCGAACCAACTAAGTATCAAATGCAAATATGCGTTTTGGCTTAAAGAGCGATTGGGAAGCCTTTTCTTAACCTCGACAACCGCTCTTTCCTTGAATAGCTTATTTACATACTCTTTATACTTGTCAACTTCGTAAGGATTATTCAAGTTGAAAATCATTCTAATCCAAATATTTTTTTATCGGTTATCAACTCTCTATTTTCTTCCAGGAATCGAATAAATTCCTCACAATGGTTTGTAAGAATAGGTATATCACGCCCTGGATTGAACACATAGGTTTCTGTATAGGTATCTACCACATAGCCGCCTTTGTTGAACTCCACGATATTATACTCAAACGTTCGTACATCCGAACCGTTCTGCATAAGAGCGTATGGATAAACAAGGTGTTGATGATGATCCTTAAACTTTCCAACCGTATAACTTCCGGTCGTTTTGATGTCGTGGACACTGGTAGGCATCAGTTCATCAATCAGACCATAGACCAAAACATTACCGCATGCAGTTGGCAGGATTGCTTCTACTCTAATCTGTGTCAACGCACCTTTGAAATAATCTGCGAACTCGCAACAGAGAGAGACAGGAAAGGAGAAAGTACGATTGTTATAAATCGCTCGATACCAAACTGCATTTTTATCATCTGCCACACGTTCAACTTCCACATCCTTCGGCTTCCGATGTTCGATTAAAGCGTCGACAAGCTCATTGAAACAAGTGCCACGATCTGCTTTCTCGCTGTCGAAAGGTTTACGATTAATGCGGTCGATGAGTTCTTGAAACTGCTTTTGCTGAAATTCTTCCTCTGTGTGAGGTGGATTATCAGAAAAGCCCCAATAGCGATTGTAAATAATATCGCTATTGAGGTAATTCCAAAAGGCATCGAGAATAGTAGCGTAGAATTTATATTTAGGCTGCTGCATCGTTATACGTTTTTGTCTCCTTATTGAAGATTAATCCAAGCTCTTTAGCCTTAGCCGCCAACATCATAGACGCTTTCATTTTTGAACTTCCAACATGGTTGAAATCGTCAATATGCGCGATGAAGTCATTCGCTGATGCTGCATCCCCAACCAATTTCAAACACCCTGTTATGTCTGATAAAACCTTGTTATATGCTTCTTGTTCTGCCTTTTTAGCTTGCAACATACCAAGATAAGGGGCAATAATCCGAGTAGCGATAAAATCATTCTTTGCAGTGGGTTTTCCTTGTGCATCTATAATAGTCGGAACCTCCATAACAGATGGCAAGTTACAGGTGTTCTTTCCGTCATTTCTATTTGTCGGATCGAATGTGATCGTTCTTTTTACCCGGCCATTCTCATTACGCATTTCCATATACCCTAACAAATCCAATTCTGTAACGATCGAATTATAGGATTTTTCCCTTAATGCAGGAACAAAAACCGTATCATCACCCTCTTTTCGTGTATCCCTGTGAGCAACAAAAATGACGTTTTTATTCAAATCCGACAGGCAACGAACGAACCACGAAAATTCTTGATTGATACCACCCCAATCCTTGATTTGAGGCTGTCGGGTTCCACATTTATAAGAAATAATGAAATCCATCATTTTACCGATAGTATCTACCACAATAGATTGATATGCCGATAAATTTTCTTTCATAAGTTCCTTCATGTCGTTCCATGAGGTTACTTGTACAATATCTACGCCTTGTAAATTTGAATCATTTACCCGCTTAACCCCATTATCGAAGTCAAGCAATAATGGCATTGGAGCACTCAAAGCAACTGTCGTTTTCCCAAAACCGGCCTGTCCATAAAGCATTATCTTTACGTTTGTTGGGATACTTAATTCTGTACTCTTTTTAATTAGTGACATAATCGTTTTATTTTAATGTTAATAATCAATATCGTCAGTCTCCGGGAATCGAACCCGGTCCAGTCTCGCTTGACAAGGAGAAAACATTCAGACCACCCCCGGACAATCCGGTTAAGCAACTTATTAATAAACAGCCTTCACAGGTTAGTTAAATTCATTCTCTTTCAACCATGACTCGAAGTCATCACGGTTGATAATTACATTTCGTCCTTTCTTGACACAACGAAGAGATCCATCACGAAGGGCGTTGGCCACCTTTCGGCGGGAACCGGCTTCGCGTTCTGCCTCTGATCGGTTCATTGTTGGCTTAAGGACACCGATCGCCCTGAGAGTTGTACGAACCGTTTCTGTAATAAGTCTTTTTGATTTACTCTCTGCGTATTGTTCTGCGATGTCCAATACCTCTAAAGGGGAGTACATTCTATTTTCGAGTGTCATACTACTAATGGTATATCTCGCCCTCTTGTTCTTACACGAATGCGGGCTATAAATTCTACATTGGCGTTAGAACGGATTCGGATTCGTTGCCGTTTCATGTCTAAATGACTATCAACACAAAGAATAATCAAAAGTACACAAGCAACAAATGATCTCGTGGCCAGCGAAAAGTCCAACGTCAACCGGATACCTGATATCCTCTCGGCCAACTTTAATGCCAGCTCTCTCCCATTCCGAACGCCCAAAATTAAAAATGCCGTCTGAAGCTGGTTGTTTATCGTGCTTACTGCACGATGCTTCAATACGGCAATCTCCTTTTTCTCATACCCGGCAGCGTACATCTGTGCAGTGATGTCGCATTCAGGTGTTAGCTCGGTGAAGACTTCCATGATATTTCTTGTTTTAGGATTTCTACAGCCGACCTCATAGCCTTCTTTGCTTCATTATCGCACCAATCATTCACCCAGCTTCTCGACTTGGTGAGATTGTTCGTATGCGCCTTTACGTGCCTAAACGATACACGACCATATATACAGCCATCCGTATTCTGACGTAAGATATCATTCAAGGCCTCCGCAATGTATTTCCCCGGGATACTGGTACTTTTAATGCTTATCTTCGGAAACATCATCTTGCAATCGCTATTCACATAGACATGTTCTATTGATCCATTATTAAACTCTGAGTTCAAGAGGACATAAACAGCGTTCGCCAACGCTTTCAGCTCAGCGTCCTGCGCATCCGATGTCTCTTTTAGCGTACCTGATTGCCTGATCCGACCTAATTCTGACGTGATCCAGAAGGCGTAACCCCCAACCTTGTAATGATGATTAAAGGACGCGTCGGTATTAATCGTAACATTCATAATCGTGCGTGTTGATTTTTAAAGCTTCTCTATATTATTGACTATATAGAGAAAGCCGACCCTGCTATTTCTGGAAATCGTGTAAGGTGGCTTACCGTCTTTCGTCACAATACCTTCTTTTCTCAACTCGTTATTAATGCGAAGTGCCTCGGAGCGATACCCCATGACATCCGATACCTCTGATAATGGGATCGCCTTGGGTTTACCAGGCTTTGTTTTCAAAATTGTTTCTCTGATTGTTGCCATATAACTATAAATTTAAATTGATTGTGGACGGAACCGGTAACGATCCGGCATACACACTTCCGGCTGTGTGCAGAGCGTTCCATACGCCCGCCCAATTGCCGGGACTTTCACCCGGCAGTTTTTGACAACCTAAACACAAACGAATTAAACAACTTCAAAAAAAGCTTTTGCAGCCAATATCTTTTTCTCGGCCAGGGTACGAGCTTCTTCTTCTCGATTTTTCCAACCTTTGTACAACTCAAGGTCTCTTTTTGCACCTTCCAATTCTTTACTGAGCGAACCTACTAACTCAACCAGTTCTTCTCTCGTCATTTCTTCAATACCTTTCGTTTCCATATATATTAATAATTACCATCTTCTTTCCTTGTAAATAGCTATTGCAAGAATAACCGACATTGCAAAATACAATGTGTGATACGGATTAAAAAATATGCCGACAAAACTGATTGCAGACATTATTACAGAGCTGATAAATAAAACCAGATGTACCCTTGAATAAAACATCATCTTCATAATCGTTAGAATTAATTTGCGCCCGCCAACCTTTTAGACAGTTGTACCCGGAATCGAGACCGGACGGACTATTTTATAAAGCAGTATTCGATAGATCGTTTAACACCGATCCGGGACAAGTCAACCGGACATCACGAACACGACGTTATACCCAATACTGCCGCCTTATTACCTTCATTAATAAGTTAGTTTATTATCCTTTCGTTTCAACCCCATTTCTGCGGGTACTAAGGTGTAAGTAAGAGAAAGAACTAACAGAAGTGAGTATGCCGGATATTCACTACGCCGGCACACCCGGCCTTAATAGGCTGTTATGAAATTTTCTACTCTAAATGATCTAAACCCGTTCGCATCAACATCGAAGTAGCGAACCGTTTTGTAGTTTTCTGATCCAGTACCTTTGATAAGGTACTGAACGTCTTTGAGAGTACCTTTTGCTTTGCGAAGTGATCCGTCTGATTTCTCGTAAGCAAACGTTACAATACCCTTGTGCATTTGTCTGGTCAGACGATATAAAGCCCAAGCCCGTGAGAGGCATACAGCGAATGCTTTACCTGTTGCTTTCATCAGCTCGTAAGCCATGCAAAATACTTTGTGTCTAAAATTCGTTTTCATAATCGTGTGTGTTTATGTGTTAGAACTATGCTATATTCTGCCAATATTCGATTATATACTGTTTGGCTTCTTCTTTGAAGTCTACATTGTATTCTCTGCAAGCATCTTCTTCGCTCATTGCTTCAAATCTTGCAAGTTCTTCGTTCATGTAATCTTCGTTTGACATAATCGCAGATTTTAATGTGTTTGTACTATTGTATCATCAATTGAGTTTGCTAACTTTGCCTGTGATAGCGTTATCAATTGTTTGATGATGCAAATATACTAACTGTTAGTATCCACACAAACTATTTGATGTTAAAAGTTAGTATATTAACATTGTTTAAACTAACTGTTAGTATAAAGTTAATATACGTTTATATGGAAGGCTGGGAAAGAGTTCAGTATGTCATGGATAAAGAAGGGTTTAATAAAAACTCATTTAGCGAAGCGATAGGAATCAATAACAATGTGACTATAACTCGCCTTATTAATGAAAAGAGAAACCCTTCAAGGGCTACATGTCAAAAAATCATCAATAGATTTCCGAAATATAACTTAGAATGGCTCTATACCGGTACAGGGGAAATATATTCACAAGAAACTAATATTAATAAAACGGTCGAAGCATTGCCTTTGGCCCCAGATCATATTATATACGTGCCATTAGTAAATCAATATGCATACGCCGGTTATTTATGTGGCTATGCAGATGCAGAATATATAGAATCACTTCCAACTATACCTTTTATTGTCGATCAAGAAGCTCATGGGAAATATATGGCTTTTGAGGTAAAAGGAGATAGTATGGATGACGGAACAGATGAAGCCTATAAAGAAGGAGATCGTTTACTTTGTAGAGAAATCTACCAGCAATATTGGGCGGAATCCAAATTACATATCCGGAAGTGGGATTTTGTCATAGTCCATAAGGAAGGCATTCTTATAAAACGCATCATAGACCATGATGTAGAAAATTGTACTATCACGATTCATTCGCTAAACTCTTTCTATCCAGATAGAGTATTGGAACTAAAAGATGTAAGGCAAATTTTCAACGTAATTGAAATGAGCCGACCAAGAAGGAGGTAGCATGAAATTCAATCAATACACATGGAATCTATATAAACAATCTCCTGATGGGCAGAAGGCGATCAAGGAGTTTGAGGAGTCAAGCAATAATGACACAGCAATGGATTTAGTATTCAAATACAATCCAAGAATGAAACTATGGCTTGACAATGTTAAAGCAATAACTTTGGTAGCGGATTTCTGTGAATCCATGTGGTGTTATAACATTGAGGAATTTCCAGATAAAGAAAGACCGAAAACTTTAGAGGAAGCAAAAGAATTTTATGAAGATGTTATTTCTCGTGGATATTGGGAAGATGGGGAAATTGTCATACCAAGAGATGATTTTAATACCATGTTGAATAACATTGTATGGATTTCTTTTCTTATGTATTACTTTTCTCCTAAATTCTATTTTCCCAATATATTTGTTTTTCGTTTCTTTGATCTGCAAAAGATAGCAGATGTTTTTGATATAGAATTATCTCCAATCCCAAAGAAACCTGACTACAAAGCAAGGTGCATGTATTATTGGAGGCTGTGCGAGATATTCTATCAGTTCAGAACAAATAACAATCTTTCACCAGCAGAGCTATGCGCATTCTTATATGATTTTGCACCGAACTTTATTTCGAAAGAAAACACTGAAATTCCCAAGCCATCACAAGCATGGTGTATCGGTGGATTAATTGATCCTGCCGAAGTTTATGATATAACCTTTTGGCAAGCTAACCCAGAAACGAAGAAAGGAGATATTCTCGTTCATTACGAAACATCTCCTATAAGTGCGATCACTTCTCTTTGGATAGCACAGACAGATGGCGTTATAGATCCATTCTTTCACTATTACAGCAATACATATATAGGGAGCAAAATAAATATCCCCCACATAGCATTGAAAGAGTTACAAGCAGATGAGTACTTTTCAAAGTATTCCCTAATTAGGAAGAAATTCCAAGGGGTAAACGGCTGGCCAATGAGCGGTGAGGATTATTCTGAGTTACTTCGAATGATAAAAGCAAAAGGATTCGATACAGAAAAACTGCCGAGGTTGTTTGCTCCTACTTTTCCAGTAAATTTATCCATTACTCATGAACGAGATGTAGAAATACAACTTTTAGAGCCACTACTTAACTCTATGGATTGGTACGAAAACAAAGACTTCATCCGACAACTGCCAATACATGCCGGACGTGGACACCGCGTATTTCCTGATTATGCTTTACATTATGATAACAAGCCAGATTACGAAAAGGCAAGTGTTTTAATTGAGGCAAAGCTTTACATGAAAAACAATCAAGAGATCGAAGAAGCATTTAAGCAAGCACGCTCGTATGCTAATATCCTCGAATCGCCTGTGATTGTTCTTTGTGATAAACAATGCCTGCTTGTTTATGAGAAGAAAGACAGCTTTGATCGGGATAGATATACTAAATATTATTGGAGCGAATTGGATAATTCTGATAAATTCAATGAGTTAAAGAACAAACTAAATTATAAGTAGTATGAAGAAAATCTTATTTTTAATGACAATCATAATCGCCTTCTCTTGCGGAGGTGGTAAAACAGAAGTAACAGGCGCAGATAAATACATCGACACTATCACAGGACTTACCTGTGAAAAGGCAACTGTTACCGATAACGGATATTTAGTGATTGCTATTGACGCTGATTCGGATTCCGGATATGATATGCTGGCTTCACAATTTCTTGAAGAAGCAAAAAAAGAAGGCGTATCTGGATTAAAAGGAATATTGATCGTGGACATAAAAAATGCAAAGTTTGAACAAGGGGCAGTTGTTGGCAAAAGGATCGGAAAAGCTTACGAATAAGCCGGGGCAATCCCCCTCCCGGCTATTCATATCGCTATCTTATTTTCGTTTTTCTCTTCCTTTTTATTTAACTCATCAATAAAAAGCCGATTGGCAATATCAGCTTTCCGATAATCTTCATTAATATATATACCCGTTGTAATAAGATTATGTTCCGGTTCCCGATGGCCTAAACAAATTGAAATATCATCTTTGCTTATGCCTATCTCACGCATGAGAGTGGCAAATGAGTGCCGACTAAAGTAGGTTGTAAGATTTCCATCTGTTTCAATTTCTAATAAATCGGCTATCTTTCGAAGCTGTTGATTTAGCATCTTATTGAAGGCTTCTGAATTGGCATACTGAAATTCCGATCTACGAGTATATGGAGTATAATTTAACTCTCTTTCATCAAGACAGTAATCAGCGAACCAAAGAAGATATTTCTGCCCTTCGTATTTGTCCAAAATAGCTTTGGCTTCCGGTTCTATTTTCATATTATAGAATCGATCTGTTTTGTAACGGTTAAATTGCAACCGGCCATTCTTTATACTCTCTTTCTTCATATAGAATAAATCTTTCGTGTTTATACCCATAAGATATATTTGAAGCATGAATATATCTCTGGCTATTTCCATCTTTGACGTAGGAAGTTTAGCATCCCTGATCTTCCGGATTGTCTCAATTGATAAATTCCGGTTCTTTGTCGGCTCGCTCTCTATCTTCAACTTGCGAAAGGGATAATTCGTTATCACTGGATCAGTCGGGTTGGAATTGTATTCGTCGATCGCTGAATTAAACATAGATCGGATGTATCGGAGATAAAGGGCTATCGTATTTTTCTTTTTTCCTTGCTTATGCTGATCGGCAATAAACTTCTCTAAAAAGGATACAGTGATCTCGGAGAAGTCCAAAGGCTTCGGATGATACTCTTGCATACGATGTAACGTATTAGTTAGTGGGACGACGGTGCCAGATCTTCCCATTTCTTCCAGATCCTTAATGCGACGCTTAGTGTATTCAAAGAAGTCGGTCACACAAAACACTTCACTTCGGGACAAAAGAAAGTTCTTTATAACCTTTGCATCTAAAGAATTCGCTTTTTCTCCCAGATTGAGTAATTTTCTTTCATACTTGGTTACAATCTCATTAAGTTGAATATTCTTCATACCAGCATTTGGATCGCCACCTTTACCACTATATACGCGGGTTGCTTTAAAGTTTTGAGGCAGGACATAGATACCGGTAGATATCCATTCCGCACTACCCCGATGAGTGATTTGAGCGTAAATAACGCATTCGCCATTTTCTTTTGTTTGGCCTTTTCTGATGACCAGTTTTAAATTTGCCAT